AAACTATCATTTTTAACTGATAATTGACTTTACCGGTAACGCTCATCATAACATTATTATTTTTTTCGTTATTATTATTCATTTTATACCGCCTTATTTAATTTATTTTTAATGTTTTATAGGTTTAAAAATGATAGTTTAAAACATTTTAAAAAACTATCATTTTATAGGTTTAAAATGAATAATTAAATGATTATAGAGTATATTCAATTATCAAAATTTTTAAAACAAATAACCCTAAAAAGTATTAACCATGATAGTTAATATGTTAACAGGGTTATAGAGTTTTAAAAGGTCACTTACAAGGTATTAACCGACACGATATTGCTATCATTAATCACCCTGTAACCGCCGGTTATATAAATACCGGCTACTATGTAATTTGATTATATCAAATATATCGACATAATTCAAGTTATTTTAAAAAATATTTTAATTTATTTTTTTGATAGTAATATGATAGTATATATGATATATGATACTATCATTCAAGTTATTTAAAAAATGATATAATCAATCATACGATTAAATAACATAGTAAACTGACATTTTATATCATTTAATGAATGTTATCATTAAAATCTTTTAATCATACGAATATATCATTTTAGTAGTGATCCTATCATCAACCTGGCGCCTTGAAACCTGGCTTATTTATTGCTATTATCACAGTATTTGAATATTCAAATATTCTGAAAACATGCATGCATAAAGGGATATGACGGGGGGTTTGTAATAGGAGGATTTTTTGCCGCCAACCCTGGAGTTAACAGTCCTCATTTACAAGTGGGCCTTAAAATGATATCACCCTACAAAAGCATGGCCTTTATCGCATATAAACGAGCATAATCCAGTGGTCATCCTACATATAGAACAATCTATAAATTATGCACAAAATATGTGCATGCACCAAAATAGTGCATTCTATATATAGTATGTCTCCCAAAGCCGACACTGTTGGAAAATCCTATGTTGGTTCAAACCGACACCTATTTCTTCTAAACAATCTAAACTCTCATAACAAGCATGGGGTAATTATCATTTAGCATACCGAAGCATTAATAAAGCGAAGCGTATTAATGCGAGGATATGATGAATGATAATTGGGGTCGATACATAGCGATATGCTCGTAATAACGCTCATATAAACGCTCTATAAAGCATATGGTTACGGCAAGGATAGTGTAAAGGAAATAGATGAATCTGATGGCATAATGCTCTTAAATGGCCTTATTTAAAAGGATAATGATAGGTAGTGTACAGTAGGTGTATAGGTAAAAGAGATAATGACATAAATAGCAAAATCCCCCGTTATAAACATAACAAGGGATTTCGATCTCTGTAATCCATAGGAATAAGAGAGATAACAAAAAAGCCTTACAAGGAGCGAAGTAAGGCTTTTCTGCTTAGGAGGCTGTGTACATCAATGAAATCCGAGAAACTTAGACTCAGTGACCAGTAGTAAACAAATGGAGATCAGTCATCAATATAATCCTAACAAATAAATATGATGATGTCAATAGAAAATAGAAAATATTTTTATTTATTTGGAATAAAATGTAAATCAAAATATTTCTTGGCTATTTCTGGATAATCTTTTTCAAATTGAATCGACATGGCATAAGCGCCAGGTTGAACATCTTTTTGCATCTCTATAAATTGTCTAAATGATTTCTTTTTAAGTAAAGAAGGTTGATTGCACCATCTGGCAAGTTGAACATACATGGCCTTAAATGGTGATTGTAGATACAACTCATGCCTCATTATATAAGGAAGACAACCAAGTTGCATAAGCACTTTAATGCGTTCAAGTGTCGATATAAGGTCGTTCATATCTTGGCTATGGAATCCACAGAGAATATAAAAACGAAGGTTTTTAGATGAGGCTATATGATTCTGTAAGATGCATATCTTGGAGGTAATGATATCTTTAAGATTAATGTGGTCAAAAGCAAAGGTCAAATCTCCGTTGTATTTGCATGAGCTAAGTTCATTGGCGATCTCGTCGGTAATAAGCCTTATGTCGAGTCCTTGTCTAAACTCAAAAGGCTTATTGGTTTCTTTGAGAGAATGGAGAATAGATTTCCATTCAGAGCATGCTAGAAAGTTATCATCCCATAGTGCTATTTTCTTTCTGGATACGTCAAAAAACTCATTTATTGGAGAATGTATTGTTGCCTTATCGAAACGCTTATTAACGCAGAAAGAACACTTGCGAAAACATCCTCGTGTGGTAAATCCAATGGAGAAATCTGTATAATCGGAGGTAAATGATTTGGGCGATCCGCCGGCTATCTTGGCTGCGATAAAATCATTGTATAAGGAATAATCGGGCATAATGTGCTCTATTTCGTTTGGAAGAGCATCAGAACCATCTTGAAAGAATCCAGTTCCTCCATAAATAAGGTTGGAATGAATTGACCTTAAATCTGGATGTTTGGTGAATGTAAATACCTTGGAAAGATAAATTTTGTCATAATTATAAAATAAATCTGTTTCATATGATTTGAGCAGATTTACAGTATTACCAAGTTGTTTAAGATGAGAACTTATCTTCATTAAAGCAAGATTTGGGTGACGAGTGCCATTGTCTAATAGGTCAGCATCTATTATCCCAATATTCATAAATATCACGCTCCATGATTATATTATACCAAAGTTAAAATAAATGTCAAGTTAAATTATTAACTATTTTTATATTTAAACCAGGGGTATGTTGATAAAAGAGTAGAATATTAACGTGAAAGATTTATTACAAACCTATGCCTTAAAATAATCATTTCCTTGCGAAGTAATAGGTCATCGAGTTAAATTCCGATAAATGAATCCTTAAAAACACTAAATCGTTTTTAGATACCTTTCTGAGCGTTATGGACGGTATTTAATTATTATAGGGAAATAGATAAAGAGCTATACTAGAGTAAGAGTAGAGTAATGATATGCTCTTATATTATGTTTATGTTTTAGTTTAATAATATTATAGAGTTAATTAATATTCTTTTTCTTTTTATTTTATAAGCTATATGTATTTAATAATATTATTTAAAATATCTATAATACTCTGTATTTAATACTCATAATACTCTGTAATATTAGTAAATATATCACGCGCGCGTATCTATAGCAAATTTAAAAAATAGTGCTCACGGCATGAGCACAAATGCTCTAAGCATGAGCACAAGAGCACTCAGGTAAAAAATAATTTAAAAAGTTCTTGACATTCAATTTAACATATGATAAAATTAAAAATAGGAGGGAGCGATGAATGAGAAGAAGTTTTTAAGGGCGCATGTTGAGGAGCATTTATTTAAGGCAATTAAGTATAAGGCACTTATGGACGGGACATCAATGGCGGCAGCGATAAATTCTATTTTAGCTAATTATTTCGTAAGCAATCAGCAATATTTAAAGATCGTTAGACCAGAAGTTAAAATCCAAGAAATAGAACCAATAGTATTAGCAGACGAAAATGATGAGATTTGGAAAATAACCAAGGAATGGGAAGAAGAGGAGTAAAGTCAAAATGAAATCAAAAAGAGATTTATCTTTCCCGAATGTTAAGTTAGAAAAGCAAGCGATTTCAGCAATGAATAAATGGAAGCTGTCAATGTTAAAAGATAAACTAAAAATAATGAACGACCAGATAGATGTCCTCTACGACATCAGATACGAAGCCTTGGTTTGGTATAATGGTTGTGAAGGCGCCATTGCAGATAAATTCTTTAAGATTGTTGAGAAGGCAGAAAAAGCAATATTGAAGTTAATGTAAGGAGCAGTTATGCCAGAAGTTAAATGCGAGATGTATGATTGTATTTATAATCGAGAAGAAAATTGTGTTAGAAGCGATATTAGAATTACGAAAGAATGGAACTCTGATTTTGATTTTGGCAGAGGCGGATATTTGGTAGACTGTGCAATGTATGTGTTAAAAAGACAGGAGCAATAAAATGATTACATTCAATATAGACAAAGAAACAGCGCTTGATTTATTTTTTATAGACGCAATGTCACGAAGATGCGGAAGGCCGCTCACTTTAAATGAAGCAAAAGAGGCTCATTCGCAAATGAGAAACGATATGTTACAAGAAAGCGTTAATGAAAAATGGCAAAAGGAAGTAATGACCAAGTTGAAGAAGGAGCAGTAAAATGGCTAAAATAAGAGTAACTATATCTAAAAATGACGATGGGACATATAGAGGTGAATCAAGCTATAATCATAATACTGGTCTTGCAGCAATCGGTGGCGGGGTTAGTTTAATATCTCAAATGTCATCTGATGGTAAAATGATAGTATTTATATCTAAACCGCACATATATAAAGAGTCTATTTTATTTAAAGACGGAGTAATGTCACAGTACGCATCCAAGGCAGATAAAATGCATTATAACGCCCACTTAAAAGAGCTACATGCATTATTAAATCCAGAAACAATCGAACAACCTATTTATAAAAAATATATTGTTTTAGAAAGTGGACGATCAACGCCAGGAATAAAAGATGCGAGAGAAATTAAAAATTCATTAGAAATAAAAGGCGAATATTGTACATATATGATTCGCGTTGGACAATGGGTCGAAGCCACAGAATACAAAATAAAATTTTATGAAGCATATATAGAAAAACAAAAAGAATTAAATAATCTTAAACAACAATTATTTATAACGGAGAAAGTAATCAGAAAAATGTTAAAGGAGCAGTAAAATGAGACCAGAGATAAAGAGAATGAATGAAAGATTAGCATATTTTTTGAGCCAGATGGATTTAGATAATGCTCACATCAGACACGCAGAGGAACGCATTGAGGAGTTAGAGAGAGAATTAAAAATAGTTCAGAGCAATGCTGGATTTTTGTTGGCTAGGAATATAGAATTAGAAAATATTGAGAAAGATTATGGCGTCATAGGATTTAAGTATAATAATCTTCTAGAAGAAAATAAGAGATTAGAAAATGCAGTTAAAGTTTTAAAAGATGCCAACTATCAGATGTGCCAATCGGTACAAGCAGAAAATGACAGACTGGAAAGAAACGAGAAGTTAGAAAAAGAGAACATCGTTATTAGCGAACTAAACAATGAACTACTTAAAGAAAATGCCAAACTTATGAACGCCCTAAAGATAGTTCAACAAGAAAGAGACGAGGCCCAGGTTGATAAAAATAAATGTAATTTTTATAAAACTGAGGCTTGTAAATTAGAGGGCATATATTGGGAAATGGATGAATTACGAACCTCAAAAGAGGACACTGAACTAAACAATGCTAAGTTAGCAAAGGAAATAGTTGAGATACAAGAGGCATATAATGATTTAGAACAAGCATACAGTACCCTAAAAGAAGAGTATCACGAACTTGTATTGAAATATGAGGAGACTCAACGTATCGAAGGCCATCATTACTGTGATTGTGGCGCAGTTGCTTACTACATACACCACCAGATCGGCGTCGGTAAGTATTATTGTGGCCAGTGCTTTAAGAGAGATGTGATCAAATTATGATGATAGATGTTTTGCAAAAGCTACACGAAATCATCGTTAACGGCGATTGCACGGGCGCCAAAATAAAAAGAATAGAACTCAATAGCGAGACCATGGAAGTATTCAAAAGAGAAGCAGAAAGAATAGCAGTGTTTGACCGTAGTGCAATTGATGAGTTTAATAATCAGCGTGTATTTTTCTTTGGTATTCCGGTCGTTGAATCTATTGGGAACATCAACCCTATTTTAATCGTTAGAGAGCAAGATGAGGAGTGAATATGAACTCAGAAATAAGAAGGAAACAAGTTCAATTACATAATCAAGACCTTGATATAATAATAGCAAATTTAACAATACTAAAGGGATATACAAGCGATGAGGCAGATGAATTATTAGATGAGGCTATTAATGTGGCGGTAAGAATGGCGAAAGAAATTCATGATTTAAGAGCAAACAAGGAGCAAAAATGAAACCTTTCCCTAAAATACTGAAATGTTTATTGGCAATAATAATGTGGATGATGTTTAAATATCTTAATAACAACGGATTCTTTACGCCAGTAACTGATTTTGCTCAATATGCTAAACTAAAAATGCACTCAATAGAATATATACAAAAATTATGGATTTAAAGGAAAAAATATGCAAGATAAAATAGAGAAGATTAAAGATATTCTTGGAAAATTAGATTGCTTCTTGAATGGGAAAGACGTTCCTATTGAGTATAGATTTTATATTCAAGATATAGAACAACTTCTTCAGCTAATAGAGTATGAATGTAAAAGCAAGCCAATGATTGCCACAGATTATCTTGAATGGCACAAGTTTTATATAGATGAGCAAATTAAGCGAAATATGTAAAAGAAAAGGAGTATGGCAATGATTTCAATTGCGGTAACAGGGCATCGTCCAAACAAATTATGGGGTTATAATTTGGCTCATCCTAATTATGATAAACTACGGAACAATCTTATTAAAACAATTACAGACATTTGGAATAAAAAAGCATACCCTCTTTTTATGCACAATGTTGAAATAGAGTGCATTAGTGGTATGGCGTTAGGGGTTGATACAATCTTTGCTCAGGCGGTGCTTTGTCTTAAACAACAATTCCCAATAGTTAAGTTTATAGCGGCAATCCCTTGTTTAAACCAAGATTGTAAATGGCACTATACAGACCAAGCAGAATATAAAAGATTAATTGGGCTTGCCGACGAGAGCCATTATGTTTGGAGAGAAAATTATATCGATGGATGTATGAATAAAAGGAACCAGTATATGATCGACCACTGTAATGTATTGATAGCAGTATGGAATGGAGATAAGACTGGCGGCACAGCAGATGCTGTTAGAAGAGCTAAACAGGCTAACAAAGAAATAATTATAATTAATCCAATGGATATAGAAAGGAGCATTTAAATGGGAACTAACTACTATTTATATATTGATATTTGTCCACATTGCAAAAAAGAAGATGCGAGAATACATTTGGGGAAGAAATCCTGGGGTTGGGCATTTTCAATTCAAGGGTTTAAGTATTTAGGTTTCTTCGGTAAAGCAGCAAATGATTTCATAGAGTATACTCTCAATTATTACTCAATAACCGAATGGGAAACGTGGAAAGATATTCTCAAGAATATGCCTAAATCATGGATAATCAAAGATGAAGAGGGCAGAGAGGTTACAGTAAAAGATTTTATTAAGTTAGTTGAATCGAGCTATAAAGAGAAGAAGAACCTTAAACATGCAATCGAATACCCAAGTTCAAGAGATTATTTAGATGATGACGGCTACAGCATAAGCGAAGGGGATTTTAGTTAACATATTGGAGGGAGCAAATGAATAACATTCAGAAAATAATGCAAATAATAAATACAGCCCCGAAGGATGCAAAAATTTTAATAATTAATTACGGCAACGAACAAGAAGAATTATATTTAAAGTCAGAGCTTGCTGGGGGCCGATATAATAATATTATTACAGAAAAAGATAAAAAAGAGAATTGTGCCAGTATAATAGTTGCATTAGGATTTCAAGCACCAGAAAATTTACAATCAGCATCAAATATTAGTAAACTATTAGATTACGAAGGCTATGCCATAATATCAGCTAACATTGGCACAGACGAATATTTTTTAAAAGAAAGCGCAATACTAAGAGAGTTTGGAGACAGTTGCTTTAAAATAATAACAGAAAAGCCTCGTACATGGAAGGATAAAATAAAAAGCTTACTATACGGATCGCAGCGAGATTTTATTTATGTATTTTGTAATAAGAAGCCTGGGAAAATATATGATGCGCTAAAAAGGAGCCAAAACAAATGAAAATACCAGAGGGCCAGGATTTACACGAATGGGCGACAGATAGTCGCAGAGTACAGGCACAAGATAGTCCGTGGAGTGATTTAATCGCAGTAATTGCAGCATTCATATTAGGATTTGTTTTAGGCGGTATGCGATGAATAAATGTAGATATTGTAAGAATTGGATAAGGCTATCAGATAATGCTTTCGGTGATTGTGATGTTTTAAAGAGGAGAATGGGGCGCGATGATGGATGCGACCAGTGGTCAACAAAGGAAAAGAAAAGCGTCTCGTTAAGTATTCTTATTCCGATAGCAATATTAGTAGGCTTAATCATATCTGGCATATTAAAGGGAATATATAATCTGTAATAAAAAGAGCGCCGAGAGATCGGCGCTTCTTCTTTTATGTTTCCTCATAAATATCTATTTCTATCTGGGCAAAATCAATTAATGTATCTTCTGCTGTAATTGGTATTGCATAATCGACTAAAGGTAATGTTACCTCTATCTTTTTTATAAATACCTGTTTATTCTCCATGAAGCAACGCTTCCTTTGTTTCTATATTTGTAAGATATTTAGCGGCATCGCTTTTAGTTAAATCAAGATAGTTACTCGTAACAAATGTCTGTTCTGCGCTAAAAGCTATTGTAGTTCCAATAACGGTAAATATTATAGCACGAAATATCTTAGTATCACCAAGAGAATATCCTAAAACATATTTATTGCCGGCAAGTGGTTGAATACTGATATTGGTAGCGTCTTTAGCATCATTGGAGAATACATACCAAACCGTTTCTTTAATGCCTTTAATTCTAATCATTCCATTACTATTTACGATACGATGCTCAAATTCTAATGGCTGTGCCATTGATTTAACCTCAACTTTAGTTGTATTTATTCTTTCTACATGTTTTATAATCATATAACTCATTAGGAGTGCAATAGAGAGGGCAAAGAATACCGTAATGGCTTCTGACATCTTTTGTCTCTTCGACATGCGCTTAAGGTATATCTGGTGATTGGGTGACATGTTATCTTCTTTCATGCTAATCCTTCTTTACTCTATTCTTCATGTTTTCATTTTTATAGCAATAGCCATGTATAACATCGTTAATAATATAAACTTCTTCTCTGACCATTTCTGATGATATGCATTTATCGCAGAATATATGCTCTGATTTAGATTGAACAAGTTTCTCTTTCTTTGACTTACAGATCGGGCAAGTGTATTCAAATATTGGCATTCATGGCCTCCGCTTCTGGTATTGTAACCAAAGTAAATCTAAATTTAGTTTTGCCATCTACATTGACAGTTTCGAACCACATGCGCTGAGGCCGGCACCATAATCTTGGTTCAGACATATCAGCGCGGCGATAGATGACAACCGGCTCATTTGTTTCTGAATGGGTGGCAAATGCCATTACTTCATAGCATGAGCCTTTGTAGTGCTTGTATATTTGACCCACTCTTATAACGGGTATTTCCAGATCGGCTTTAACTTGTTTACTCATTATCATCACCATCCGTATGGAATATTATGCAAATAGACGCAGGAACCTTGTAGACATTTTCTAACCAGAACTTGAGTAGGCGCCGATGCTCTATACTATCTTTGGGTATTTTAATGTTGTTGTTGATAAAGTATTGGTTAGAGTCAATGTCATATTTGGCTGACCATTTAAAGTCATATAGTTTGAGAAGTTTATTTATCCAATAATCAACGGTAGCATCCATTGTATCGATATGTTGTATCTCAAATGTATCAAATGATACAATACGATTATCATTGTCTTTGACCCATTTGTTGCATTCTATTTGGTTATTAAAGACGGCGTAAGGAACACCCTGGAGTGTTAAAAGTATCATTGAGCCTCCTTGTTAATTAAATCTTCTGCTTCCCATTCTTCTATTGAAGGTTCGGCAAGTGGGCTTAGTTCTGCAAGCGCTTTATCTGCTGATTCTTTATTCGCATATACGCCATGTAAATCATGGTCCCAACGGCCTGCAAATAGAAGATGCACTTTCATTTTAATACCTCATGTTCTGTGATACTATAATCAGATTTATAAATGTCTCTAATTGGCATATCATCTATTGACTTCTGCGCTGATTCTTTGGTCTCGTGAATACTTTCTATATATCTATCTTCGTTATCATAATATTCTACTACATACACTTTCATTTTATCACTCCTCAAATAAATTACATGAACATTGGCCTTTATTCTCTACAAATGATATAATTTCTTTAAGTCCTAGCCTATTCATACAATACTCATACATCTGTGGGTGAGTTGTCTTCATTAATTCAAATTTGTTTGGATGAGTTTGCATATTTAAGCCAAACATACAAAAAGCGCATCCTGTGTTTTTATATCCCATGTCATATATCTTGCTATATGTATGTATGTATGTATGTATTCCCAAACGTCTTTTTCCCTCCAAAATGACATTGGAGTGGACATATTTCTTTTTTCACTAAAAGAGTTACAGCCACCACGATGATAATATGCCTGTTCTCTAAGTCGAGAATCTTCTACCATTGTACCAACGATGGGGGATAGACCAGACTCTTTTTCAAATTTTTTTGCAGGACTCTTTTTTAAATGGTAGCAACATTCATCTGATATTTTAAAGGGCGCCTTAAGTAAGAAATGCCAACATTTTGAAAGTTTGCCATTGTTCTTTTCGTCGCCGTTTAAAACTTCTTCTTTAATTCTTTCTTGTTTTGTTCTAATGTATAATTTTATCTTATTTGCTACGTCTTTGCTAATAACCGGATAGCCATATTCTTCTATAACTGTCTTAAAGCTCTTTTTGGGTCTAATATGAATAATATTATCCCAAGTCTTAATATACTCTATTATTTCTGGATATTCAAGACCTGTATTAAGAAATACTCCTTTAATGCCTGGGTACATAGACCTTGCGATATGCAATAAAACTTCACTATCTTTACCACCGGAGAAAGATACATAGACTTGCCCGTCCAATTGGTCGTAGAATTGTTTTATACGCTTTTTAGTATACTCTATTTTAAGGTCAAGGGGTAATTCTAAACAATAATTTAAATGATGTTTTAGTTCCTCTTTATTCATTTTATCACCGCCACAATAGGGTCTATTGTTGCATAAATAGATAAGCCGGCCATCTTACACTCAGGGCATTCATAATCTTCCCAGAAGTGCTTCTCTGGCGTATGCGGATTGCTTTTAATAACGATCTTAAACTTACATAGACAATGCGAACATGTTGTGTCTATGTAGCCAAGTTTAGCTTTGCCTAAATAATTATTTATTTTCTTCATTGGTCACTTCCTTGTTTGTTTGGTCATAGAATATCTTGGCTTTATTAGCGAAGTGCTTTATAATCGGAAACCATAATACGATTGATGCTGCTTGTTCGATAGGGTTTTCTAAATTGGCAACTGCCTCGATGCATATACTAAACACTGCCATTGGTCTGTCCATAACAGCAATTGATAGTAGATGAACATTCTCTAAATCTTTGGTTAGTTTAGCACGATGAAGTGAAAACATTTCATATGCTTTGGTGGCTACGCATAAATCAGATACAGCGGTAATATCATTATAGATTTTCATAAAATCATAATCTTTATGGTCGCTGATATATTTTGCTGCATTGTCAACATAATCGTTGAACATAACCTCTGCTAATTGCATGTAATCGGGCATTTCCATTTCAGTGCCGCCTAGGAAATCAATAACGCTATCGTTCTTCATAACTGCTCCTTTATACTTTTATATTATCTGGTGTTTCAATATTTGGGCTTGGTCCTTCTTGAAATATCATAAATTCGTATTGCTGAACCACGGATAAAATTTGGTCTAATTCCTTCCATTCGGATGGATTTATTTTTGCTCTAAGGATATCAATGCTTTGTCTTGCTTTGGTAAATAAAAAAGAATTTTCCATATATCGCTCCTTAACTCATTGCTAATATCATTTTAACATATCATAATTGGAATGTCAAGAACTATTTTTAACTTTCTTAAAATAAAAATAAGCCTACGGGAATAGGCTTATCGTCATAATAGTAAATAATGATAATTATTCTTTATTTTCTTTTGCTTTCTTGTGAAGAAATTCCATAATGAGCATTCTGGTCAGCGTTCCCACGCCCACGCCCATATCATCGGATATCTTTTCAAATACGACATAGTCCTCATTTTTGAGTTTGGTTGAGAACTGTTTGTCTATTTTAAGTAAAGGGTCGATCTTATGATTCATATTACACCACCTTTTGTTTTATTTTAAAGTATCTGAAATGCCAGACTCGAACTGGCGCTCTCATGCACCCAAGACATGCGCTTTGCCAACTAAGCTAATTTCAGAAATATTGGCAGGGCGGCTGGGTTGATGAATCCAGATAAAGAGGCGCGACCTCCTGCATTAACACATTTATGCTACCACCCTTTTTAAAGCAGAGAAAATTGGTGTCGAACCAATACTAAGGCATCCAAGGCGCCTTGTGCTACCATTACACTATTTCCCTTCATATATTCCAATTTTACTATATAACCTAACAAATGTCAAGAACTATTTTTAAATTATTTTATAATTTATTATGAATTAAAACTCAGAACATTTAGATAAGTTATTTATAAAATACTTGAAACGGAGAACGGCCATGGTGGCCTGTTTTAAAAAACCCAACAATAATAATAAGAGTATACCCCCTCTCTCTATCCCCATTCATTTTTCTTACTCTGTATATATCTTTATATAATATAGATAATAGATTAAAGATATTAAGATAATAGTTTAATCTTAGAATGTATATAGGAAAATATTTTAAATTATTCTATAAAAGTTCTTGACATTCATTTTGGTGTATGTTAAAATAAGAAGTAAGGAGGGGATAGATATGAAACAGAAAGCACTGGCGGCAATAAGAATATATAAGGATTTAGATTTAAAGGCGTCTAAATTATCAAGTGATATATCTATCGGTGACCCTATGTATATGGCGATAGATTACGCTGGAATGATTGCTAATGTTTATATCTATAAAGTCATTAATTATGTTGAAAGCAAACTACGATGAGGAGATTAATTTAATGAGTAAGGTTGCCTCTAAAGAGCTAGTTACAGGGTTGTTTAAAGAAAAGCTAAACATTGACATTACCGGACTTAGGCAGACGTATATTGCTCCTAGACCGATTATCTGTAAAGAATGTAATACAAGATTTCAGTCTACGGATGTTATGTGTTTCGACTATAATACTGATCGCGTTCTTGTTCATTGCCCTCAGTGCAAAGAACAAAATCTTATTTTAAAAAGGAAGATGTTAAGCTAATGGCTTCTTCTCTCGATATTTCATTAGGTAAAATTAAAAAAGAATTATCTTCATTGTGGCCTGGTTCTTTTCCTGCCACTTTAGATGAGTTTTTATATTCGTCTAAAATACCTAAGACTACGCAGATCGATTACGAAAAAACATTCAGAGATTTATATGCGTTCTTGCGTAATGTTAAAAAAAGGAATGAACCAGATATAATAGTTTGGCTATTTGTTCGTGAAAAGATGTTCGATGTCTATCAGCAATATGGCGACCACCCTAGAGATTTTAATACTGCTATTAAACGTGCTTTTGGCTATGATAGGTCAAGACCGGATGAAGATTGGGCAGGACAGGCGGGTAGGGATGCCATACAGGATAGATTAGACCGTCAGACGGATAATATAGACAAAATGGAACGCATCGAAAAGAATGCTCCTAAAGTTGATAAACAACTTAGTGATTTAAGAGAGATACCCAAAGAAGATTTAGATAAGATACTTTGCTTAGAACCTGATACAGAGGCAATGATAAAAGACCCCGAATCATTCGAATATGTAAAGGAGCGTGATTATTATTTTAAACGCAAAAGAGACTATCGTGATTCGTATAATCTTAATAGTAGCGCTGACGCTCCTCTGTTAAACGAAGTGGTAATGCGCGAAATACAGTTGGCTCGTTTTGATGAATACATGGCTAAACATCACAATCGTTTTACTGGCGATGCCCGTGATAAAGTGTTCGAAGGGCTATGCAAGGCGCAGAAGTCGCTTGGTATATCAAGAGAACAGCGTATAGACGCAGAGGGTGTTGCCAAAGATACTATAGCCGATCTGGCTGATACATTTGAGGCATATATACAGGAACACCATATTGATTTATCAAATCTGTTTGCCCTTGAAGAAATAGAGATGTTATTACAAAAATATGACCGTGGCGAATTTAGGGGTACGAAAGAACTATCAGAGCATTCATTTAAATATTTAACTAAAGGCACATCAATTGAGGAGGCGCGTAAAATCCTGGCAGATAACAAAGGATTAATGGAAGATTTAGACAAAGAGGCAAGTCAAATAAAGTTTTAAGGAGTATTGATATGGCTAAGAAAATAATTTGCGAGGACTGTAATCTGGACATCACCAATGAGAACAAATACAACGTCAAAAGGCTTGGCATCAAAGACTATGTATGCCAGAAATGTTATACGAAGAAACTGGATAAACTTAAAAAATCTGAATTAAAAAGAAAATCGAATTAAGGAGCGATATTAATGTTTAAAGCTGAGGCCAAAACCGGAGAATTACTGAGACAGTTAAAAAGATGTGCAGAAATAGTTCCTACATCTGCGGCATCACCGATGTTGCTTAATGCGAAGATATCGTTTGAAAAAGAACAGTTACGCTTATACGCTACCGATATGGAAGCGTTTGTAGATATATCCGTTGGGCTTATTGGCGATAACGCTATTCAGTATTCTGCATTGTTCAATGTTAATTTATTATGCCAGATATTGAACGGAATACAGGCACCGAAGACCGAAGTATGCTATGACCCCGAAACTATAACTCTTTATCTTTCAACGCCCAAACAGAACTATGAAGTAAGGGGATTTAAGGCAGACGATTTCCCTGCTACGCCGGCTATAAATGGTAACGAAATATTAGAGGAAACTGAATATGATGTAGACGCATTCCAGAGGATGATTAACGCCACCGCCTGGTCGTTGCCGAAGAAAGAACACATAGAGTTCTGTTGGTTCTATTTTAGGGGCGGAGATGGCGTTTTAACATGCTATACTACTTGTAAGGAAGCAATATCTAAATATTCAATAAACAATGGTTGGAGCGGAGAGGCTGTTGAGTTTATCCTTCCCCCGAAAGTATTGCTTAAGATCGCGAAGTATAAAGCGCATGAAAAGAATATTGTTATTTCGATATTCAGCGACTATACATGCTTGCGTTTTGATAATGCTTCATATATAATAAGAACATCGGCTTCTGCGTTTCTTCCCTTCGATAGCATAATGGAGAAACAGATGGAAACGAAAAATATAGCAATAGTTCCTAGTGTTTCTATTAACGCTGATGTGAAGTCGATACTGCCCTTAACTGGCAATGGCGAGTTCTGTTGGATTGAACTTGATAATGATGGCGATGACAAGTTAGTTATGAAAGCAACATCAATGTCACAGAGTCATGGAACGATAAGAACAGCAGCTAAAATTAATGGAGAATTTAAAGGGAAGTATTCTGATACTAAACTTAAATCTTCGCTTGAGAGCATGTCTGCTAACGAGATAAAACTTAGACAGGGTCCGATTGCTCTTATATTAGAAGCTGACTATGGCGATGGCGCTGAGAGCGCGGTTAATATGATCGGAATGAAAAAATAATAGGATGTGAATGGCGGGGCTTCGGCCCCGCCTTAAATGGCAATATTAAGTCAATTTAAAAATCATTCAGTTAAAACAGATTGGGCAACTAAAAAGCGATATCTTCGAATGATATGGTTCTTTAGGACCTATCCACATATGGCCGCTCGTATGCTATTAGGATTAAGGCTGGCGCCTCATCAACGAATAGCAATTAATACAGCATGGCAGACTCCAAGATGTATATGGCAATTCTCTCGCGGTATGGCTAAGACCTTTACGGAAGCCGTACTAATTTCGCTTTTAGAAATGTTATATCCTTCATATAAAATACAATCAACAGCCGGCGGCTCGTTTAAGCAGACCGAACAGACTTTTGATTATATCGAGTCTATCGTTAAGAGCGAGGTGCTTGGACAAAGTGAAAAGAACTTTGCACGGAAGCTATTGCCAAGAGTAGATAAGGTATTAACGCGACAGCCTTCTAACTGGTCAATGAAGATGGCCAAAGGTATAAGCAGAGGTTTGGCTATCAAGGGCGGTAATCGCGGATTCCGTGCTAATCAGTTGACAGTTGGCGAAGCAAATGATATAGAGCGCGATTGCATGGATAAGGTATTGCGTCCTTTCTTGAATGTATTGTATGACCCGATGAATTTTGATAGAAGAACTGCATATTGCCCTGTTCCTGGCTTTAGAGACAGAAGAAAAGAGAAAAACTTCTTGCTATTGTCTGGAACTATTTCATATGATTTCACTTATTATTTTCAACTTATTAAAGAATACCAACAGCAAATGCTTGAAGGCAACCCTGAGTATGCTGTTATATTTTTTGATTTTGAAGACAGTTATATAGGCGAACAAAGTATCGACCCTAATGTTCCTATTGTAATATACAAGGTTTATTATGGAATGGACTTGGGCGAAATAATAGCGCCGCTAAAAGAAGAAAATGTAAGTTATGAACATTGGCTTGCCGAACAGAAAAACATCCCTGTTGCTTCGGAAGGCAAGTTCTATCCACCTATTCTCATTTATGATAGTTATAAATTGGCCAATGGCAACGACTCCATGGCGTGTCTTAAGTTTGAGTCCAATGGAGTCTGTTTTATGGGAATCGACCCTTTTTATGGTAGCGCAAAGGGCCAGAAAACTCAAAATAAGAATGCTGAATTTGCATTAACGATATTAGAATTGTTTGAAGATTATGCTCAATTGGTTCATTGCATAGGTGTTAGAAACATAGATTACGGTGGCGCCACAAATATAATACTTGATTATCTGAAAAGATTCCCGCGCACTACGCTCATAGGCATGGACGCGCGAGGCGGCGGTATTCCGATAAGAGATAATTTAAGGTCGAGTAACTTTAGTCATATTCCTATAATAGACCCTACCGACCCTGATAATGCCCCATTCCTTGACCCTGTAAGTTGTACGCCTTATCAAGATATGTTAAGGCTATTGTCTCCAACTGACGAGTTCAATACGATACATAATGAATCATTAAAGAATATGTTACAGCGCAGAACTATTATAATTCCATTTACAACACATGGACATTTTGATTATGATAGAGATAATCGTATTCCACAATATGAGAAAAGACCGGAAGCAGATATTGATAAATTATATAGAGATTTACATGTATTAAAAACACAGTTGACATCTGTTGAAACAGAAGCAACGAGTAATTATTTAAAATTCTTTGTGAGATCGGGACAGAAAGACAGATATTCATCTTTCTTATATGCCGGCGCAATGTATTGGAAATGGAGGCTAGACCACCTTAATGTGACACAACGCTCAAATATTCCAGGTGGAGCTTGGCGCTAAAATAAAATAGTTTAAAATATTTCTTGACATGTCCTATCTATTCAATTAGAATATAA